CAAGCTTTATTGCCAATGACTACTTATTGTTATAATGAACGTTGGACTTGTGATGATATAGATCATTTACCTCTTCTTGGAACTATTAGATACTGGGACGCTCTTGGTGTAGAATATTATGAGACAGGTTACTGTTATAATACATCACCACACTTATTATCTTTTCTATCATCAGCGGTACCAATTGTTGTAGGGTTAGACTCTATATCTTGCGCGCCAACGACCACTACGACCACAACTACATTACAACCAACGACCACAACTACCACGACATTAGCTCCGACAACAACAACCACAACAACTACATTAGCTCCGACAACGACTACGACAACCACCGCTGCGCCTATAGTAGGGTATTGTTACTCTGTTATTGCAGACGAAACGGTTAACCAATCGCGTTATGGACTTAGATATTGGATGCCAGGTGATGAAGCATATACTAATAACACCTTTAGTGCTCTTTTCGGTGTGCCAGACCCAGGTGGTACTTTATACAAGGTTTGTAGTATAACTGATATAGGATTGACAGTATGGGATTCTGTAACAAATACTTTAGTAGTTATAAGCGGAACAACATTTTTAGGTGCCTCTGGTACTTGTGATATTGATAACCCTTGCTAATAAAAGTATCGATAGCATGATAGCTGTAATTTGTTTTATTTTTCAAAATACTAAAAACATGTGTAATACTAGTAATAACAATAATAATATACAAAAAAATGATAATTCAAATAACTTTAACAATGGGTGTGGATACTGGATATAATGCGGATATAGCGCCTAGTGAAGTATCATCTTGTGCCTTAGTTGTTTGTCCGGCTTAGTAATATATGAGATATATATGCGCGCAACCAGCTATAAAGTACTATGCTTGGCAGGTTGAAGTAATGCTTAACAACTTTATTGAACAAGGTATAAATCCTAACAATATAGATATTGTATGTAGTAAAGTAAATGGTATATTACCAATAGAGTGGTCAAAACTAGCGGATAATTATGCTGCTAGATTTTTCTTTTACGAGGATACTAGAGAAACAAAACACTATATAAGTTCCATTAGGCCGAATATACTTAAGCAGCACTTTTTAGCTCATCCGTATTTAACAGATGAAGTCGTGTTTTACCATGACTGTGATATAGCTTTTACAAAGCCTGTTGACTATAGTTCTTTAGAAATGAATGATATATGCTACGGTTCAGACACAATATCGTACATAGGTCATAACTATATAAAAGAAAAGGGAGAAGATGTACTAGATTTAATGTGTAATATTGTAGGTATAGACAAAAAATTAGTTGAAGAAAACGAAGCTAATAGCATTGGTGCGCAATATATATTAAAGGGTATTGATTATAAGTTCTGGGAAAAAGTAGAAAAAGATAGCGAAAGATTATTTAAAGAAGTTACGGAACTTAATAATAGTAAGAAAGAGGTAGATCCAAAATATCATGAATTACAAATATGGTGCGCTGATATGTGGGCTGTATTATGGAATATATGGAAGCTTGGGAAAAAAACAAAAGTAGAAAAAAGCCTAGCTATGACTTGGGCAACTAGCCATGTTGATGAATGGGATATTAATAGCATATTTCACAACGCAGGCGTTTCCAATTCCTCTTCTGGGTCATTTTACAAAGGAGATTATATAGATAAATTACCGTATAATTTAGACTTGCCTATAAAAGAAAACTTTGCTAGCTTTAAATATTGGCAAGAAATACAAAAAACAGGGTTTAAAACAGTTTTAATATGAGAATACCGGCTTTTATAATTAACTATAATAGATTAACATTGCCAAAGAACATGGCAGAGTTTCTTTCTAAAAATGAAAATGTAGATGTTTATATAATTGATAATAATAGCTCGTATAAGCCATTATTAGAGTGGTACGAAACGTGCCCTTATAATGTAATACACATGGAGGGCAACTACGGACATACAGTTTTTTGGGAACATAAATTATATGAGAAGTATGTTAAAGAAGGCTTGTATATTTTAACCGATTCTGATTTAGATTTATCTGAAATACCAGATGATTGGTTAGAAGTGTTGGTAGAAGGTTTAAATAAACATAAATATAATAAAGTAGGTTTTTCCTTGAAAACTGAAGATTTGCCTAAATCAACTTTCAGAGATGAAATTATTGGTTGGGAGAGTCAATTTTGTGCGCCTAAAGCAAAAGCATTAGATGATTTATATACTGAGGCTCATATAGACACTACATTTGCCTTGCATAAAACAGATGAGCACGCAATATATTCCTCAGTTAGAGTAAATTATCCATATACAGCAAAGCATGTTCCTTGGTATTATACTGACTTTGACATATTGCCGGATGATGAAAAGTACTATTTTAATAATTTAAAAACCAGTACTTTATGGAGCAGGCAATTTAATCAAAAACTAAATAATGGTAATAACTAAAGCAACATATGGTAGCGTAGACTGTACTAAAGAAGTACAGGAAAGAATAAGTAATAATAAGCTAGTAATTAGAGCTGGCAATAATATAATTGGGGACCCAAAGGAAGGAGAGGTTAAGTATTTAATTATAGAGATAGAAGACGAGCATTTGAATAGAAAGACTCTTAGCATAAAAGAAGGAAATATAGGCGTGTACCCAGAATCTAAAACAGACAGGCTAGGTATTTTTTATTCAAATAATAATAATTCTAAAATTTATCCAGCTATTAGTAAGTCACTTGACACTATTAGGCTAGCAGCGGAAGGTAAAGCGGATATTGTAACTTGCATGTGGCAGCCAATGCCTGACAATCCTTTTTTAGAAATAAAAAGCTGCTACACTTCTTACTCACATTTAAACCAATTATTGCAGATACTACAGAGTTTGTATGTAGCAAAAGAAATGGGTGATTATAAATATGTTTCATTCTTAGAACATGATGTAATGTACGCTAAAGGCTATTTTGATTATAATGAATTTGAAAGAGGAGAGGTATTAACCAATATGAATTATGGTGGATTATGTAAATCTGGATGGCAGCAAAGAGGCCAGGCAGACGAGCCCTTCCATCAAATGACAATGAGGTTTGACGATGCTGTCGAGCATTGCTTACAAATATTACCAAATGCCTTGGTAACAAATAGCGGAATGATTGAAACTCAGACTTTAAAAAGGATACAATGGGAGTCTCCAGAGCAATCTATACATATTAATCACGGTGTACATTTTACTTCCCATAATTCAATTTATAAAAAAACTGATATTAATCAGTATCATCCTTATTGGGGTAAATACGAGGAGTACCTTAACCTGTTTAATGAACTTAATTAAATACAATAGTAATTACTATGGCAAATTTTACGACTAGCATTGTTGACTTCACGGAGAGAGTTGGAGTAAATGTTGGCATACTACATCCAACCGCTTCTATATTAATAACACCAGACACTGGGTATACTGTAAACTATACCAGTTTTAGTCAAATAGATCCATTGCCAGCGGAAATAAGCGCTTTAGTTTTTACACAAAGGGGTTTAAATGTTCTTGCAACAGCTACATTTGTAAATCCACTTATAATGCCAGCATACAATTTGTTAATACCGTTATGTATAAATGGATCCGCAGATATAGATATGTACGATATAGCTGGCACCATATATGCTAATACTACTAATACATCATTACCGGTACCTTTAAGTTCTACTCCGTATAACATTTCAGGGGATTTTGATGAAACACACGTTGTATTAATCTACCCGGTCAACGCAACAAGTGGTTATTATTTTCCAACAGTGCCATCTTTAGCACTAACAACTGGCGATAGTAGTAAATATACAATAACATCTTCAAAAGTATTTAATACAGAAGGCCAACTAACTAATATGACCTTTTCTGTATCTTATAAATTCCCTAATTACGATGTATCCGGTAATCTCTTTACATTGACGGCAGCAGCCTCCGAAATATATAATCCAACAGTGGAAATAACTGGTTATTCATTTGCATTGGTTAATGTACTAATTTCCGGAGAAACACGTGGCTGCTCTATATATGGTATCGAGGGAGCTGCTTATAACTTAGTATATAGAAATAGCATTGGCACTATTATAAATACTTTTTCCGGTGTCATTGGAGCATCCGGCGTAGCTAACCTTAATATATATTTTCCAGCTTCACTTTTAGCAAGTGACTACTATGACTTTGTACTAACAGGCGATTTATCAGCCTCGTTTAATACTCCATCTGGTCAATCATCTACTTGGAGAGTTTTACAATTAGTGCAAACTGCTTTGTTTTTTGATATAAATAGCACTAGTTTATATATAACCACGGATATACCTAGGGGCACATATTACAACCCTGGCATACTAAGTGAAATAACACAAACGTACACATTCACTATAACGTCGGATATACCAATGATTATAACAATACCGCCAACACCTTCCTCTTGGACAACTCCTGCAGCTGCAGTGCCTCCAAACTTTAACTATGACTTTTCTGTTGCTTCTACGACTACGTCTTTGGACGATACTGGAAAAATATTAACTGTTGTAGTATCAGTTGATGTAGATATCGCTGGCTCAACTACATTCACAAGTGTACTGGATCTTGATGACTACATAGATACTGTCCCGGCCGGCGTATGTAGATTTGTGTCGGTTGATGCAACCGTAAGCCAGAGCTTATACGGATTAAGATACCAAGTTCCAGGTGATGTTACCTATACGGATACTTTATTCAGCTCGCTATTAGGATCCCCTGTTGGAGACGGTAGTACTATATTTGGCCTTTGCAGTATAACCCCTTTATTTGTATGGGATATGGTTGCTAATTCTATAGTTATTCTGTCTGGTGTTACAGACTTGCCAGAAGGA